TCAGGCGAACTTAATCGTGAAATTTCTGACCTATCCAACTACACATCTAGCGAACTAACTCGTCAATCTTTATTGACATCCAGCGAAATCACCGACCTGTCTAGTTACACGTCCAGCGAACTCCATCGCGAAATTAGTGATTTAAGTAGTGAAACTGTAAGAGATATTACCGACCTGTCTACTGTAACATTTCAAACCATTGCGTCTACTGTCACAGACCTTTCTAACTATACATCAGGGGAACTTAATCGCGAAATCACCGACCTATCCGACTACACATCATCCGAACTCCATCGCGAAATTAGTGATTTAAGTAGTGAAACTGTAAGAGATATTACCGACCTGTCTACTGTAACATTTCAAACCATTGCGTCTACTGTCACAGATCTCTCCAACTACACGTCCAGCGAACTCCATCGCGAAATTAGTGATTTAAGTAGTGAAACTGTAAGAGATATTACCGACCTGTCTACTGTAACATTTCAAACCATTGCGTCTACTATTACAGACTTGTCCAGTTATACATCCAACGAACTAAATCGTGAAATTAGTGATTTAAGTAGTGAAACCGTTAGGGATATTGAGGACTTGTCATCGCTTACATTTCATACCATTGCATCTACCATAACCGACTTGTCCAATTATACATCTGGTGAATTATCACTTCTGTCTACGTTAACATCAAGTGAAATAACTGATCTCTCCAACTACACTTCATCCGAACTTCATCGTGAAATAACAGATTTAAGCAACTCAACGACGACTCGTTTCAGTATTGAACGTTCAACTACAATTATTGAAACCACCGACCTTTCCAACTACACATCATCTGAACTCCATCGTGAAATTAGTGATTTAAGTAGTGAAAGTGTTCGCGATATTTCCGATTTATCTTCACTAGTATTTAATACAATAAATACAAATGTAACAGATTTAAGTAACTCAACCACAACCCAACTTAATTTGGAACGAAGCACTACCATCGCACAAATATCCGACTTGTCTAGTTACACGTCATCCGAACTAAATCTCGAAATTAGTATTGAAAGAAGCACCGTGGTAAGGGATTTATCAGACATGAGTGGCAGTATTCATCATATCATAGATGATTTAATAGGAAATGCTCCATACTATTTAGATACTCTTGAAGAAATTGCGTTTGTATTAGGAGACCCATCTGAACCTAGTGGAGGAGATATGCGAACAGTTATTCAAAAAATTTATAGCGTATCTCAAGATATTTATGATTTGTCTCAAACTGTTGCAGGGGTGGATGGTGATTTTCGTAACTTAAATGGTAGATTAACTGTAAATGCCTATTCGGTTCCACTTCCAAACGAAGATGTTGTGATTGAAGCAATAGGAGGGGACATATCAATGAATCAAGCAATACGCATTTATAACAACCATAATATTATTTTAGGAAATGCTTCTACAGGAGATACAGTTACATCTTCATCTACTGGTAATATTTTAATTGGGTCAGGAACCGATATATCCAATAGTAACATGTCATATTCTACGGGTATAGGTCATGGAATTGACCTAAGTGGCAGTCGTTCAAGTGCTCTTGGTTATTTAGCAAAAACGAATGGATTAAACTCAACTGCTATTGGATACAATAGTTATGCAAATGGAGACAATGTAATACAATTAGGAAATACTGAGGTAGAATACGTCAATACAAATGGGGTGGTTACCATGAGTTCAGACTCGCGATTAAAGGCAAACATAGAAACAATTCCGTACGCATTAGAAAAGGTAAGTGCTTTACGAGGTGTTACTTATACACGAACGGATCTACCAAACAAAGATACAGTTTATATGGGATTGATCGCCCAAGAAACTGAAAAGATTGTACCTGAAGTAGTAAATAACAATGGGGAATACAAATCTATAATGTATAGTAACTTAATGGGTCTATTGGTTGAAGCGGTGAAGGATTTAGATATAAATCATAGAGTCCTGGATGGTAAACAAAGTAACTTGGAACGAGAGCTTAATAAAATAAAAACTGTAATACGTGAAAAATTACGAAAACTAAATAACATTAAAAACATACTGGATGTTCGTAGTAAAAAATAAACGTATCATAAAGTATCAAATAAAAAATGATAAACATATTATTTTATTAAAAATAAATTTAATAAATAATATATATATTATGGCCTTTACTAGATTTAATTATGATGAATGTAGAACAAAAAAAATACTCCAGGAATCTACTGGTCCAGGAAGATATATATTAAATACCCCTGGTTGGGGCGATCGACCCACATTGTTTAATGACCCGCATATGCGCCATATGGGATGGAGTGCGAACCTTCAAAGTGTACCAAATGGGCACCCAATTGATATTGAAAGTCAATTAAAAAATGTAGATAAAAAGTTACAGCGGTATGGAAGACATTACAAAGTAGCAAAAGATATCAAAATATCACCAGTTACTGTTTCGTCAAGTAATACTCCTATTACACATCAGTCTCGTGTTACTCATCCAGGATTTTTATATCGTGATTTACAACAAGATCATACCCATCCTTTACATTTAAATCCTCAAGAAAATGTATGTTTGGGGTTTCAAAATAATTTAAACACCAGAATACTTGAAAAAGATAATCATGTACCAGTGTTACCATCTACTGATTTAATAGAATAAATTACAATTTATTCATTTATAACACAATACAATTATTTATTAAAATTAAATTAATTATAGTAAATAACACCATAAAGAAAATATTATAATTTATATATAGTATAAAATGGCAGAAATAGCAATTCCAATGGCCGCTTTAGGTATAATGTATATTTTGTCTAATGATAATAAGAAAGAGGAAGGATTTAGTGGAATATCTACTTCAACGTCTAACAATCATCGTTTAGTAAATACACAGGTAGCACCTCAAAACTATCCCGTAGAAAACAAAGAAGGTAGAGACGATAGATATGTCACAAATGTTTATTCTGGTTTAAATGAAAATACAAACAAAAAGCAGCAAACTGCTGATGTTAAAAGTGAAACTGAAAATTACAGTGATAGTTTTACTTCACTGACTGGCGAAAGTAAACCAAAATTTGAATTTAAACACAATAATATGAAACCATATTTTGGTTCATCCGTTACACAAAGCACTGATTCTGGAAGTAGAGATGGTATATTGGATTTATACACCGGAACAGGAAGTCAACACATTCAGAAAAAAGCAAATACTCCATTTTTTAAACCAGAAAAGGATATGCAATGGATTAATGGCATGCCTTCTACAACAGACTTTATACAAGACAGAATGAGAGGAAATGTCAGTTCAAAAATGAACAATACGAAACCATGGGAAGAAATTCAAGTAGGACCTGGTTTAAACAAAGGTTTCTCTAGCGAAGGAACAGGGGGGTTTAATTCTGGAATGCAAGAAAGAGATAGTTGGAAACCAAAAACGGTTGATGAATTAAGGGTTGCAAACAACGCAAAGAAAACATACAATGGTCAAATGTTAGGAAAACATATAGGTCGTAGAGGACCGCGTGGTAATTTAGGGAAAATGGAACAACATAAACCAGACACTTTTTTCATTAACAATCCAGACCGTTATTTTACAACTACTGGTGTAGAGAAACGGGGAACTGCTCCAACTACGCATGTATTTCGTCCAGAAAATCGTAGTTCTACTACACGCGAATATTTTGGAGGAGGCGATACTACCAACGCAAATGGTATTTATCAATCTGGTAAACATCAGCAGTCACAAAAGGTTCAATTGGATCCCTTGAATATAGGAACAGCGTCGAGGGCAAATGGTTGGACGGAAAGTAATGGTAATTATGGTAAATCGGGATACAAAAGTCTACCAAATTCGCGATCGTTAACAGGTGAAACAAAATCGATGGGTATCGTGGAACGAGGATTCTACGCAATGGTAACTCCAATATTAGATGTTATTAAACCAACATTAAAGGAAAATGTAATCCATCACAAACGACCCACCGGTAATGTTTCTGGTGGTAAAAACGGTGTATCTAATTCAAGAGTATGGAACCCTTCAGATGTTGCTAGAACTACCATTCGTGAACAAACTGAAAACACCGAATATACCAAGCATGGAGGCACCGCTTTTGATGCTGCTTATACAAATACAGAACATCAATCAATTGGACAACAACGTGATACTACCAACTGTTTATATATTGGAAATAGTAGTGCTGGCAATGCACAACACAAAGGACAAGTATACAATACTGCTTATAACGCATCTCTTAATCCAAATAAGGAAGTCATAAGCAAGGTAGACCGATTTCAAGCAGGAAATCAACCAATATTTGATGGAAATCAAAATGTAAGTAATTTGCGCAACAGAAGCACCAATTCAGCACCGGTCATTCCGAATATGCCAAAAAGTGCTAGTAGCATCGAAACATATGGAACTTTAAGTGGTAAAAATACGCGTGAAGTAAATCAAACAAATCGTTACGACCCCGATTTATTGGATGCTTTCAATAAAAATCCATATTCCAAACCATTAAGCAGTGTTGCTTAAAACACAATAGTTATTAAAATAAATAACATAACACTTTATAAAATATAAATATAACGTGTTATATTTCAATATATAATTCATCATGTCTGACTTATTTTTTAAAAGCGAAATAAATTATAATTTTACAGGCAATGTAGATAATATGTTAACTATACACAAACCGGTTATTGATAAGTTGGATTTTTTTATTAAATACAATAAAATACCACATATTGTATTCCATGGTCCATATGGAACTGGAAAACGAACAATTTTAAATTATTTTATAGAAAAGGTTTATGAACACAACGCAAAATATATTAAGGATTATGTAATGTACGTTGATTGTGCTCACGGTAAAGGAATTCGTTTTTTTAGAGACCAATTAAAGTTTTTTGCCAAAACAAACATACAAAATAAATCGAACTTGTTTAAATCTATTATTTTGTTTAATGCTGATAAGTTAACTACAGATGCTCAGTCTGCTTTAAGAAGATGTATTGAAAAATACAGTCATAGCACACGGTTTTTCATTATCGCAGAAAACAAAAACTTACTATTAAATCCTATATTATCAAGATTTTGTAGTATTTATATACCAAATCCAAAAATAGACAATGAATACATTAATTTTTATAAATTACAGTTCCAGCAATACAACAAAAAAGAATATGCGAAAAAAGAAACTCGCCTTAAAAAATACCTTAAAGATAAAAAAAATTACCAAACCTTAAACAGTTGTATTAAATTTGCTACTACATTATACAATAAAGGATATAGTTGTTTAGACTTAATCCATTATGTTGCAAACAATAAAACTGATAATTTAGCACTAATGTATTTTGATAAAGTAAGAAAGCAAATACGGAATGAAGAAATATTAATATTTTATGTATTGTATTTTACATTTATGCGGAAAAATATTGATTTAGAAAATATTATATAATTTTAAAATGGATGACTACAACGTGAATGTTTTATCTGAAGCAAAAAACGAGTATTCGTGTCGATTGTTAAGTATATTAAGTCCTGTCATTATTGATGGGGTAAAATCTATATTTAATGATGCTGAACGATTGTGTATTGAAAATGACGAAGGCGATAAATACCTTATGACGTTTCAAAATTTCTTATCTAGAGTTCCAAAATGGAATGACAGTATTATTCAAGATGAATGCAAACGCATGATTAGTGTTACCGGTTGTAATTATTTAGAAGACTTGCTTACATGTGTTCATATTGCTCAACTTAAAATTTTAACCAGTGTTCGTGTATCACAAAAGCAAAAAAAGATAGATTTAGATATCCCCAAACTTGATACATTTATACACCAAGTATATAGTTCTTTTGCTAGAAAATTATACAAAAATGTATATTTGTTTGAAAAAATCATAACTCCATTGCAATACCAAAAAAACATGCGCGAATGTGAAATATTATGTAAAGAAAGTATTCTTGAAGTGATCAGAAACAGTATACCAGTAGAAAGGATATTGCGTTCATATATAGATGAAACAGTGGACGAGGAGGTTGTTCATGAAATAACAGAAAAAGAAATAGAAAAAGAAGTGGAAGAATCAAAGAATGTAGATGAATCAACCGACGGACAAAAAACAGAAAATAATGAAGAATTCAGTACAACACCCATACTAAAATTGGAAAAAAACATTGTTTCTGAAGAAACTCATCCATTAAGTTTAGAAGATGAAGATATAGAAACCGTCGCAAAAACTACAGAAGAGGATAATAAACTTATCGAAAATGAAAAAACAAGTGGTATTTCTTTTAATGATTTTGACAATGTATTAAATATGGGAACAAATGAGCAGGAAAGTGTAGAAGCTCCCAAAACAATCGAACGACTCGAACATATCAGTGAAATAAATCAACAACGTCGCAAAGAAGAAGAAGAGGAAGATGACGAAGATAATTTAGAAATATTCGATGACAACAATATACAATTGGGTGTAAGTGATATTCATGATTTATCAAAGGAATTAAAAATAGTATCTCCTCCACTTTTAGACGATATTGAATTATTGAATTAAATTTATAACATGTAAATACTTAACTTGCGTAAAATAATTGATAAAAATATAATAAAAAAATATAAATGGGACAATCTATTTTTATAACTGCTGGTATGATTTCTCTGGTATACATTATAATTAAGTATTTAGAGATGAAGTTTATTGTAAAAGAACCAAAACCTGTAAAGATAATGATTCGTGATACTATTATTGTTTATTTATCGGTTGTATCTGGTAATTTTGTGTTGGAACAGTTTGGAGGAGTAAAAGAAATGGTTGTTAATCCACCAGAGATTTTTACGAACGAACCTGAGTTTTAATATATCGCGCGCGCGTTTAATGTATGTAATGTAATTCAATGTAACATTACATTATACACCAATTAATATTATTTTTAAATAATATTAATTTATCATACCAATTCCATGGATAACACATTAATTCAACTTAACTTTATACATATACCGGTATTTCGTCAATATTATTGACATCTTCATTCTTATGTACTTTTTTTCTAGATACTTTAAACTCGTCGAATAATTGGTTTTTTAGTTCATTATGAGGTTCACAATGATGAACGGTGCGCGCTATCATTTTATATAATTTAAAGTCACGATACCTCTCATCTCCATTTTTCTTATACAAAATATTACGTGTTTTATCATCACGCGTCCATTTAATAATCAACTTAACTATTTCGTTTTCCTGTTTATCTTCGTTTTTAAAATCGTCAATAAAGTAATCGTATAAAGAACATCCTAATCTACACAAATCAAAACTTTTGTTTGGTAGTATTTCTGGTTTATTGTGGTTGCGATAAGGACCGAAGTTATATTGGTTTGACGCGTCTTCTTTAAAATTATAACTGTCACTGCACAATAATTTACCTTTGTATTTGTAAATTGCTCGTCCAAAATCAATTATCTTAAAAATCTTTCCAAATGTGGGGATTTTGTAATACTGACTATTGTATTTTATATAAATATACTCTTTTGGAGTAGTTATATACATAATATTATTGGTATGTAAATCATTATGTGTAAAATCAAAACATTTTTGATACGTAATTAAAATAAACATGACTTGTAATAAACATGATTTCCATTCTAGATTAGTCATTTCGTTATTTTCTATGTAATCATCTAATGTTTCATTCATCTCTTCCATACAAATCATTTGGATTGGAAAATTATAAATAACACAGTTTACATTGTCATCGATAGAACTGGAATATTCTGATATTTCGCTATTGGAACAACTGACCACACCTTCGCTGTCATCCAATTCATTCTCTACAATAGTTCCATCATTCATATCATCGAGACAATAGTTATCATCTCCTACATCTATTTCATCATCACTTTCACTACACGAATCGTCTGTATCGCTTTCTATTTCAGAACCGTCTTCTGTATTACTAGAAAGATCGCTACTACTTCGGTCTTTACGTTTTATTTTTTCATATACCACATTATTTTCTAGGTCTAATTCTACCGTTTGATTTTGTTTATACATAAGCGTTAATTTTTCTACATTTTCAGTAGTTAATTCAAATACTTTATCAAATGATTCATTATCAAATTCATCCAATAATAAGGTGTTTTCGGTTGTTGTTTCTTCTACATTTAACTTTTCTCTATATTTTCGTGTATCATCCTCTAATAAAGACATATCGAACTTCTCCAATGTAAATAATTCTTCCCTATTTTTATGGAAAAACTCCGACTGATGTAAATAATCTAAATCATCGTATACATTTATATTAAACTTATCTTGAACACCAACAAATGTTCCATAGTAATCATTTCCAAAAACAAAGTCGTGATTGTTTAATAATTTACTACTTAGATAAGAAAAAAACCCGTCAACATACGATGTATTGTTAGTGTCGTGTATTTTTTTTAAATGTGTATCCTTTTTTGATATTACTGAATTAATGGTAGGCGTCAATAATGATTCGCGATTTAATTGCTTGTATTTACCTGTTAGATAACTTAAAGGATTTAGCAATGGGGAAAACTTGAAAAATGCAACCTTTTCACTAGACGAACCATCTTCATCCAATACGTCTATTAAAAAATGTGTTTTGTCATGAGTATCTTTAATAGATGAAATAGAATACTTACTGTTTAAATTAATCAAACTATGGTTTGTTTCGTTTAATTCAAAAAATTCGGAGTAAATTGGAATATAATTTTGAACACTGGAAAACCCCGTATTTTCTAACTGACCAAACAATTTGCTATTATTGTTTTTTCTATAATAAAGAGAGAACATACGATTTAATGATAATATATATTTTACATTTAAACCAATACTTTAGTAATAGATATAATACACATTATCATTCGTTATAAACCTTTAATTAAAATGCGGTACTTTTATATATGAATTTAGAACTAAAAAAGTTTAACATGAAAAATATAAAATTTAATTTGGAGGGATCTAATGGACCTGTAATTGTATTGATAGGACGTCGTGATACCGGTAAAAGTTTTTTGGTTCGCGATATGTTATTTCACCATCAAGATATCCCTATAGGGACGGTTATATCAGGAACAGAGGCGGGAAACGGATTTTATGGTAAATTGGTTCCTAAATTATTTATTCACGATGAATATAATACGGCTATTATTGAAAATATTTTAAAACGACAAAAAATAGTAATTAGGCAAATAAAAAAAGAGAAAAAAGCGTATGGAAAATCTAGTATAGATGCTCGAGCCTTTGTCATTTTGGATGATTGTTTATACGATAATACATGGTCTCGAGATAAATTGATGCGATTGCTTTTTATGAACGGGCGTCATTGGAAAATTATGCTTGTTATTACAATGCAGTATCCGTTGGGCGTTCCTCCTAATTTAAGAACTAATATTGATTACACATTTATATTAAGAGAACCTTACTTAACCAATCGCAAACGTATTTATGAAAACTTCGCCGGTATGTTTACTACTTTTGAGAGTTTTTGCCAAGTAATGGACCAATGTACTGAAAACTATGAATGTTTAGTTATCTCTAATAACGCCAAATCAAATAGGTTAGAAGACCAAATATTCTGGTATAAAGCAACATCACACGGTGAATTTCGGTTAGGAGCAAAAGAGTTTTGGGAAATGTCAAAAGGATTGGGATCCGACGATGAAGAAGAGGCATATGACCCAAATGCTTCTAGAAAAAACAAAGGTCCTCGTATCAATGTTAAAAAGAATAGATGGTAAATCATAAAATTATAGAAAATATAAAATTTTCTATAATTTTATTAAGTTATTTTGATGGTATTGCTATATATATTATCGTGTTGTCAATTTACATTACGAAATTAATCTTGTTTTTTACGGACAATGTTATCTCCTTCAAACAACGCCTTTTTGATGCCATCTGAACTAATATCGTCCAACTGCTTTAAATCGTCCTCCATGGTATTGTTTACACCAACCAGATTTCCTTGCTTGTCCAACTTTTGCGTTAATTTGTTTCCACTTTCTCTAGCCAATTTCACATTTTCTTCAATTGCCTTTCTCTTGGTTTCTTGAATACGCTTTTCAAATTCTTGCTTTGCCTTTGCTTCATTGTTATTTTTCTCATGCATTAATTGGTTAAGTTCATCTTCCATGTATTCTACGCGACCAGTCTTGTATGCTTCTGGTTCCCACGGCATCCATACACCAATAGGTCCTACATATACGTTATGATTTGGGTCCACTTCTCGCAACAATTTACAGCGCAATTCTGCCTCTTCTTGTGTAGAATAAGAACCGCGAACCTTTAATCCTCTTACACTAGTTTGGAAATTATTTTGCTTATTAAATTCATCATCAAGTTCATTTTCATTATTGTCCAAAAAAGTTTTGTAAGAATCATAAATATCAGTTGTTTTCAATTCATCTTTTTCACTTTTAACAAACTCCTGCATATCCGCCATCAATGTTTCAAAATTAAGATTGTATTTATAAGAAGCAAAGTTCAGGAACTGAGAAAACTTCTCCATGGATTTGGAAAAATCATAACCCTTTAAGAACCTTTCAAACATAAACAATTCACGGCGTTTTAAAATATTTTCGGGACTAACAAATGAAACACATACAAATTTTTGACCGGATATTGCCTTGTCTTCTTCCAATAGATCAACGTACGTTGGGTTTTCACTACCATCAGAACTCAATTTAGTTTGGTAAGCATATTCTGCCATTATACATATATAATATGTTTATTGTTTAAGTTTTTTTTTTATTTATTTATTATATAATATGTTTGATAAATTAAGTGAAATTTTAGATTTAGGAGAACTACTCCGTCGCGTAGTTAAATATTTGGTCGAAGGTTTAATGGTCGCGATAGCAGCATATGCTATCCCCAAGAGATCATTAAACTTAGATGAAGTGTTGTTAATCTCTTTAACAGCAGCGGCTACCTTCTCCGTATTAGATACGTATGTCCCTTCTATGGGTGTGTCGGCACGTTCTGGCGCTGGATTTGGTATTGGCGCGAATCTTGTTGGTTTCCCAAGAATGGGAATGTAAATCATATGATTTTTCAAAATACATTTTAACAACGCATAACTTTTAATTTATAACTTATATTATAACTTATAAATTGACATCGACAATTATAAACATTGACTATAATGTAGGAATAAATTCCCAATTTAATTCCAAACATATTTTCTTCCAGATTTCATCTTGTTCTATACGTTTTACAGGGTCCTTTAACATTGGAAAATAAGGTAAAAAACTATGCTCATCCAACAATTCACACATTTTATACAGTACATAATAATAATTTAAGAAATTCACCCTACTATCTGGACAATGCTTGCTGTAAGGTTTTTGTATTTCCATAAACAAATTACATAATTTATCTTCTAATTCAGGTTGCATAACAGGAGGTTTAATCCCCAATTTATCCTTTATGAATGGTATATGTTCATAGTATTTATTATATCCTAATTTTTTTAAAATTTCCTTTGCTCTTTTATTATCCATATTTTTAAGAGTTAGTCTTTCCTTTTTTATTTGTTTTTTTATATTGTTAATAACCTCTTCTGGAATTTGAGTTGTTTCTTTTGCTTGAAACTGAGCTAAAATTTCTCGAAAATGGTTGATACGTTTATAAGCATAAAAACATACTTCTTTTGGCGGTTCTTTATAAGATGGTTTTTCGTGTTCTATTAAAAACCTGTCTTGATAACTACATATTTTACATATCAAAATCCCTTCTGATTCGACCTGAACTAATTCGCCAGAACATTTAGGACATATTTCATAATTAACCACATAATTTTTCATATCAATCAGTTTGTTATCAATATTATTGAAATATCGTTGAACAATCGTATCGCTTGTAGTTTTTACTTCGACCTTTTCATCAACTTTACTGAAAAAGGAATGTAGTATCTTTTTTTTACTTGTCTTACCATCGCTTAGATTTTTCTTTTTTTCAAAGTAATCAAATATTAAATCCGAATTGTTTAGTAGATATTTATTTTTTTTCCCTTTTAATTCCTTTATCTTTAACTTACAGTCTTTTATTTGGTCTTCTAATTCCAATCTCTGCTCTACTTTTAGATTTTTAGATTTTTGAATGCGACGTTTTATTTGTTTGATTTTTGCCTTTAATTTGGGTAAACTTTTTTCGGAGATCTGTTTAAATTCTTTCATTTTTTCATCGTGTTTGTTGTCTAGTGTAGTTATACTATGTTTATTAATAGCCAGTTTTTTTTGATTTTTAGGCTTGAAATTAGGCATCAATAATATATATAAGAGTCATCTATTTAATTCGTAGTTTTCTTTAATTGTTTAGCAAAATCATTATTTTATAATATATTGATTCGTAAATTCATAATTTATAAAAATGATTTTCAATATATAATGGACAATCCAAACAAAATCGTATTTAAAGACAAGGAAATAACTAATATTGATTTGATAAAACTACAAAAAATGACATTATTATATAATGCTTTAGAGAATGGATGGTCTATTAAAAAAGCAGGCAATTGTTATGTATTTAAAAAAAAACACAACAATGAAAAAGAAGTGTATCTAGATTCATACTTAAGACGATTTATGAGTGAGAATTTAGATATAAATCAAATTTTAAATAACTAATTTTTATGTAAAATATATAAAATTTGGTTTTTTTTAGAAAAATACGAGTGAATAAATCAAAAATAAAGTTAAAAAAATTGTAATTAATGTGTAAAAACAGAAATTTTTTTTCTTTTGGTATAGTATATAATGGGAGGAGGACTCATGCAACTAGTAGCTTACGGCGCACAAGATGTGTATCTTACTGGTAATCCCCAGATCACTTTCTGGAAGGTTACATACCGCAGACACACTAATTTCGCAATGGAATCCATTGAACAGACCTTCAACGGTCAAGCCGACTTCGGTCGTCGTGTTCAATGCACTGTTTCGCGAAATGGTGATCTTGCATACCGAACTTACCTTCAGGTAACTCTTCCTGAAATTAGTAGTTCCGACTCTAATCACGCACGATGGTTGGACTGTCCAGGTGAACAATTGGTCTCCATGGTCGAAGTCGAAATTGGAGGACAGCGTATCGACAAACAATATGGTGACTGGATGCACTTGTGGAACCAGTTGACCCTTACTTCTGAACAAGAAGATGGTTACAACAAGATGATCGGTAACACGACTCAACTTACTTATTTGACCGACCCCGACTTCGCCGAAGTTGCCACGGCTTGCTCGTCTGCCTCTGTTCCAGAAGCAGTATGTGCTCCCCGTAAGGCTCTTCCAGAAACGACCTTGTACGTTCCACTTCAATTTTGGTTCTGTCGCAACCCTGGACTTGCCCTTCCTTTGATTGCCCTTCAATACCACGAAGTCAAGATCAACATCGAACTTCGCCCATTGGACGAATGTTTGTTTGCTGTTGACACGGTTGCCGCCTCCGGAACTGGCAACCACAAATCAACTGCCGCGTACAGCAAATCCCTTGTAGCCGCTTCCTTGTATGTTGACTACATCTTTTTGGACACCGATGAACGTCGTCGCATGGCCCAAAATCCACATGAATATTTGATTGAGCAACTTCAGTTCACTGGTGCCGAATCCATCGGATCCTCCAGTAACAAGGTTAAGCTTAATTTCAATCACCCATGTAAGGAACTTGTATGGGTTGTACAGCCAGATGTTAACGTCAGTTACTGCGATTCTTTCGTTGCTGGCCAACATCTTCACGCTGCTCTTGGTGCTCAGCCATTTAACTACACGGATGCTTTGGATGCTCTTCCACATTCCATCCGCGCCTTCTCGAGTGACGCTCAAGTCGCATCGGTTATCTCCACGACTACCGGTATGTTTGCCGATGCTGGTGCCATGGAGAACACGTCTTCTACCGGTATCGAAGCTGATGTATCTGGTGCTTTGGGTGGAGCTGTCTCGTCTGGTGTCTCTGATGCCGGCGCCTTCGTCCTTGCCGAAACCGCACTTAAGATGCACTGTTGGGGTGAAAATCCAGTTGTCACTGCCAAGTTGCAACTTAACGGACAAGACCGATTCAGTGAACGCGAAGGTTCCTACTTCGATGT